GGCGTCGTGTACCTGTAGAAGCGGGTGTCTGGGTAGATGCGTCGCATCGCAGCCTGCCGCGTGATGCGGACGCTGCCGCCGCGCTCGGGCGACCCCTCGGCGTGCAGCAGCCGGCCGTCAGGCAGCACCACGCCGCAGTGGGTCGGCGCGCCGCCGCGCCAGGACATGAACGCAGCCGCGCCGGGGCCCGGCCCGCACTCATCCCATCCGCTGGCCAGCGCGAACCCGGCCGCGATGTCGGTGTGTGGCACCGACCCCAGGTCGACGCCGAGCACCTCGCGGAAGTACAGCACCAGCAGGCCGTAGCAGTCGACGCGGCCCCACTCGCTGGCCCACCGCACCCACGGCACGCCGACCATGCGGGCGGCGAAGGCGTCGGGGCTCACACGCCCTCCAGGCCGGTGAACGTCTCGGGCGTGTACACCGGCGCCACGTCGCGCCGCAGCGGGTTGTCCAGCGTCGCCGTGACCTGCACCGCGTCGGCGTTGAAGCCGACCCCGGCCTGGTCTGAGACGTACAGGCTCCATGTGACCTCTGGCGCTGCCGTGTCGCCAAGAAAGACGGCGTAGGTGACGGTGATCGGCTCGCGCGAGCCCGACGCGGCCACCAGCGCAAGCTGCTGCTTGAAGGCGCGGCCGACGACCTGGCGCGGGAAGCTGATCGTCATCTTCGGCTGCACGGCGCCCTTCTGGTCCGGTGGCTTGATCGTCATCGGGGCCGGCGTGTAGACCTCGCCGCCGAGCGTGGTGTCGGCGTACATGCCGGCCACCAGGCGGATCGCGGCGTCGAACTCCGGGTGATCGAAGGTAATCGTCTCGTAGGTCGGCAGCGGGCTCTTGGTCGACCAGTATTCGGCTTTGTCCATGGCCGGGCCTCAGAAGTAGGTGATGACGACGACGATGCCGTCGCCGCCGACGCCGCCGTCGCCCGTGTGGGCCGAGTTGGAGGCGTAGACGCCGCCACCGCCACCGCCGCCAGAGCCGCGGCCAGCCGCGCCGCCGTCGCCGGCCAGGCCGGTATTGAAGCCAGCGATGTTCGACCCAGACCCGCCGCCGCCACCGCCTGCGCTGCCTGCCGAGCACTCGGCCAGGTCGGCAGGGTCGACGCCGTCGTCGCCGATGACGTTCTTGACGCCGCCGGCCGTCAGGTCCGGCACCAGCAGCGTGCCGCCACCGAAGCCGCCGCTGAATGGCCCGGTGGCGTTGTTCGAGCTGCCGCTGCCGCTGCCGCCACCGCCGCCGGCACCGCCGCGGACGGAGCTGCCGCCGGTCGTGCCCTGCAGCGCACCGCCGCCACCACCGGCCCCGGTGCCCTCTGCCGTCACGGTGGTGCCGTCCAGGCCGGAGCGGCCTCCGTTGCCGCCACCCACGGCGCCCCCGGTGCCTCCAAGTCCCGGAGAAACAGATCGCGTCGGGCCTGCGCCACCTACTGCCGTCGTGCCGGCCCCGCCGCCGCCGCCGCCGACCGCCGAGTTGTTGCCCCCCGCCCCGCCGCCGCCGCCGCCGTAGGCGATGGCCAGCGATCCGAATGACGACGTGCCGCCGGCAACGCCCGCCGTGGCCAGGCTGCTGGGCGCGCCAGTGCCGCCGATGCCGCCGGCCCCGACCGTGATCGTGATCGGGCCCGTGATCGACGTCGTGGCCACCGCGATGTAGCCACCGCCTCCACCACCGCCGCCGCCGCTCGGGTTGGTCGACGCGCCCGTGTGCGAGCCACCACCACCGCCACCGCCGGCACCGAGCGCCCGGATCTCGTAGCGCGTCGCGCCGTCCGGCGGCAGCCATTCGTAGGTGCCCGGGATCGAGTAGATTTCGATGTTGCGCGGGTCGCTGACCACCAGCGTGCGCGCGACGATCTGCGCGCTGTACGTCCAGACCTCGCCGTCCTCGCGGCAGTCGAGCAGCCCGTCCGGCAGGAACTGACAGGTGTAGTCCGAGACGCCGGCCTCGGTCTTGATCGGCATGGTGAACGGCACGACGCCGAGCTGCACGTCGTCGCGGAACCAGGCCTGGAAGGTGGCGGCGTCGGTGGCGTCGAATCGGAACTCGACCGACCACACGGCCGGCGTGTCGAATCCGCTGGTCTGCGCGTAGGGGAAGCCGGCGCGCGGGTCGGTCATCGTGAAGGCCGCTGGCTGCTGGCGCAGCTTGCTGGCGCGGATGATGGTTCGCAGGCCCAGCGGGTAGGCCGGCAGGTCGCCCACCGGCAGATCGGGCCAGTCGACCGGCGGCGCCACATAGCCGACGTCGATCAGCGTCGCGGTGTAGTTCCAGACCTCGCCGATCTCGGTGCAGTCCAGCAGGCCGCCCGGCGCGAAGCGGCATGTCAGCGTCTCGACGCCAGCCTCGGTGCGGACGGGGATCTCGGCCTCCAGCGTGCCGCGCTCCAGGTCGTTGGCGAACCACCAGAGGAACGCGGCGGCCTCGGCTTGCGTGAAGCGGAAGGTCGCGGTGAAGCTGCGCGGAGCCCCTGGCCCGGCCGCCTGCGCGTAGCCCATGCCGCGGCGCGGCTGATCGAAGCGGAAGGCGGCAGGCTGGCTGCGCGCCTTGCCGGCGCGGATCGCGGGGCGCAGGCCTTCAGGGTATGCGACGGCCACGGGTCAGAGCCTCGGCGTGACGTTGGTCGAGCCGCGCAGGGCCTGCCACACCGGCCCCTGGTGCCCGTTGATCTGCTGGGCAACCTCGGAGATCGCGATCTGCACGATCTGCCCGCGGTCGTCCGACGTGGCATCGACCCGGGCGGTCGGGTGGTTGTTGATCACCTGGATGCTGACGCCGCCACCGCCCACCTTGTCGGCCGCCGTCACCCGGCCGTCGCGCGTCGGCATCATGTACTGAGCGCCGTTGCTGGCCGTGAACATCTCGGGCTGCCCGGTCTCGTTGACGCGGTACAGGCTGCCGCCGACGGCACTGCCGCCGTACTGCCTGCCGCCGCCGAAGTTGGCCCCCTGGATCGTGCCGACGATGCCAGCCGCCGCCGCGGCCGTGCTGGCCGCCGCGGCGATGTTGGCCGGGTACGGCAGCGACAGGCTAGCGGCAATGCCCTGCTGGATCTTCACGATGCTGTCGGCGATGGCGAAGGCCTTGCTGACCGCGAACATGGCCCGGTAGGCGCCGCTCTGCTCGCCCTCGAACTGCTTTGTGACCTCGGCCAGGCTGCCGAACAGGCTGCCGTAGTTCCCGAGCATGGCGGCCTGGGCCGCGAGCTGGTCCGACTGCCGGCGCGCGATGATGTCGGCAATCTTGGCCTGCGTGTCGCGCTCAAGCGCCACCTGGGCCTCGGCGTAGATCTGCGCGTTCTCCATGTCCAGCGCCGCGTACTCGGCCAGCTTGTCGGACTTGGCCTTGAGCTCCAGTTCGAGCTGCATGACGGGATCGCCGGCAGCCGAGGCGTCCGTGGCGAGGGCAAGGCCGGCGGCCCGGTCGGCTGCCGCCTTCTCGGCGTCGGCCTGCTGCTTGTCGTAGAAGCGCTTCCTCGCCTCTTCGGCCTCCAGCATGATCTGCTTCTCGGCCTTCAGGGCTTCGAGGTAGCCGTCGTCGCGCTGCTTACCGGCCTTGCCGCCCTTGGTGCCGGCCGGCGTCTTGAGCTTCGACGGGGCCGTCCCGCCGGCCGCGCGCCTGTCCAGTGGGTCGCTGCCGTCTGTGCCGCTGGCCATGGCCGCCAGGCGCTGGCGCATCGCGGCGCCAGCGTACTTCGGATCGCTGATCGCCATGATGTCGCGCCCGACCTGGGTCATGACGTCGCGCGCACCAGCGAACTCGCCGCGCACGACGGCCGCAGCAGCCGCTGCCATGCCGCCGAGGCCGATGCCAGCCTGCCGGAAGGCGCGCGTCACGAAGTCGGCGGCGTCGGCGACGTAGCTCAGGACCTCGGTCGTCGCCGTGGCCCATGACTTCACCTTGTCGTTCTGCGCGAGCCTGTCGCCCTCGGTTGTGACGCCGAGCAGCCTGTCGGCCAGCATGTCGAACGCACTAGCCGCACCCTGCACGATGCCAGTCGTCGCCGCGCTGGTGCCGGTGAGCGTGTCCATCGCCTCGTTCGCGCGGGCCGCGCCATCGAGGAGCGCGGTCATGGCGCCGCCGAATGTCTGCGGCAGCTTGTCGAAGTCCTTCTTGATCGTGCCGGCGGCTTTGCCCAGCGCGTCCACCACGACGTCGGCCGTGAGCTTGCCCTCCTCGCCGAGCCCCTTCAGCGCGCCGATGCCGACGCCCAGGCCGGTGGCCAGCTGCTGCATCAGGTACGGCGCGTTCTCCAGCAGGCTGCGCAGCTCGTCGCCGGACAGCTTGCCTGATCCCAGCGCCTGGCCGAACTGCGTCATGGCGCTGGAGGCCTCGGCCGCGCTGGCGCCGGACACCTTGATCGCCATCCCCAGCAGTTCGGTGACGCGGAGCGTGTCGTCCTGAGTGCCGCCCATCTGGCGCAGCGAGGCATTGAGCCGCGTGAAGACCTGGACGTTCGCCGCCAGCGCGGTCTGCGTGCGGGCGCTGATCGACTGCAGGCGCTGCATGGCGACGCCGGCATCCTCAAGGCTGCCGGCCGCCACGCGCACCCGGGCAGCCAGCAGGCGCATGTCGTCGGCCATCTGCGCCGACTTCACGATGGCCAGGGCCGCCGCGTACAGCTGGATGGCCTGCGTGATCTTGTTGAACGCGCCAGCCATCTTGCCGGTCTCGCGCTCGACCACGCGGGTCTGCCCGACCAGCTTGGCCGTGTCGGCAGTGACGCTGTAGTAGATCTGGCCTACTTCTTCAGCCACCGCGGGCCTCCTTGATCGCCGCCATCTGCGCGTCGTATTCGGCGCGCGTGGGGACGTTGCGCTCGCGCTTGCTGGCGTCGGGGAACTTCATCTCCAGCATCTGCTGCAGCTCGGTCATCGACAGCGCCTCGGCGTCGGCGCTGGACAGGCCCAGGTGCGCCCGCGCGCAGGCGACGTACTCGCTGGCGTCGAAGGTCTGCGAGTAGCGCCCGCCGCCGCCGTCCTGGCGCCCCGGGCGGGCCTTGCCGACGATGCCGTGCTGCATGAGGTGCCGCGCGATGATGATCTGCTCGGCCTCGGGCATCAGGCCGGGCTTCCACCCGTCAGGCTCGCGCCAGCCGATCAGCGGCGCCGGGTCGTCCTGGTCGCACAGGCAGGTCAGCACGTAGGCCGCCTCCTGGGCCGCTGCCGGCCCGTGCAGGGCGGCGTACAGCGCGACGATCTCAGGCGGCGTGCCGAGGGACGCGATGCGGCCGAACGAAGGGCGGAAGGACCACTCCCGCCCGTCGTCTGCCGTCGCGCGCACAAAGCCGCATTCGACCAGCACCGCGCCCGGCCGTGGTCAGAAGTCGAAGAGCTGCGCGGTCAGCGTCGACGCGCCGGTCAGGTGCACCACGCCGCTGCAGTAGGCGCTGACGGTGCTCAGCACGACGGCCTTGCTGGCGCCGGCCGCGACCACGATGGCCAGGCCTGCCGACACGTCCACGGGGCCGATGCCGGGCGCGTTGACGGTCGTGCCGGTGCTGCCGTCGATGGTCACGGTCAGGCTGCCGCCGGTCGTGTTGCGCAGGACCAGCAGCTGCTTCTTGCGGCTGTTGAACGTGATCGTGTCGTCGGCCGACAGGGTCGTGATCGCGGCGGTGAAGGCGCCGACCTGGGTCGCGTCGATGGAGGTGATGGCTGCCATGTTGGGGGCTCCGTGTCAGGTGGGGTGATGTGGATCAGGCCGGCGTGTAGACCACGTCGCCGTTGGACATGGCGGTGATCGACCAGGTCGCGGTGTCGGCGTAGGGCCGGTCATCGGACCACTGCGACACGATGAACGGGCCGACGTAGGTGCTGGTGTCCGGGTCGGTCAGGCGCAGCCACACCTTCGGCTGGTAGTCCGTCGTCGCGCCGGGGCTCACGACGTGGCCCTTCAGCGTGTTCTGGTTGTGCACGGCGTCGGTGTAGCTCACGCCGTCGCCGCTGAACTCGACGGCCTTGAACGTGACCAGGCTGGTCTTGGTGAAGGCCGGGCTGTTGTCTGCGGTGGTGTCGACGGTATCCCAGTTGGTCTTCATCGACTTGCCGCGCATCATCCCCAGCGTGTTCCAGACGAGCGCGCCGCTGTCGGCGTCCTCATCGGCGATGGCGAACTCCAAGAGGACGTCGCGGCCAACAAATGCGGTCATGGTGTGAACCCCTTCAGGTAGT